TAGGCCTTCTATTCTTTAACGTCTGGTCAGACCTTCCAAAGACGTAAGCTATTACAACACAACGGGAACAAATGTAGCTGCACCCACTGGATGTTTCTGGAAATTTATATACTCGCTATTAAACTTATGTCGAGCTATTATATCCTCTCGAAGAGGAAACTGTTCTAGGTCTTGTCTTGATAATCCTAATTTCTTTACTAACTTTGAGAGATTCATATCTTGATGAAAGTCAGTCGAGGCTAATAGACCTTTAAGAGAGATCGGACATCTTTCAATTAGATAATCAAATGTGAATTGGCAGAACAGGTATGACAGAGGATTTGTACCCATTGTATCCCATGCCTGTCCTACACATGACAGCACGCAGTCTGCTATTGTTCTATACTTTCCCTCGCTTCCAAATGCAGTTCGACGTATTGTTTTCATTGTCGCTTTAAAAGGCAGTACATTAGTAGCATCCCCATCTAATATTTGTTTTACTAATTTATCACAATCTCGCTTCCTAATAAAGTCCCTCTGTAAGAAAGCTGGTCCCTTATTATCATAATCTTCGAAATTATATCCTATTGGTTTTTTGAATGTTACACAGAAATCATCATGTTCTGTTGGATCTCTTATTACCATCTCAAAGAACTCTAGTACAAAAGCCTTAAATGTCCAGATATTAATATATTTTGATAGTTCTCTTAGAACCCCAAGGATAAAATCATCCCCATAATCTACAAAAACTAATTTGCCAGCCAATAGTGCATCTTCTATTGGTTTTGCAAGTGTGGGGTCTGTGGTTATTAAATACTCAAGATATATAAAAAATATATACCCCAAGACCCACGAGTCCCCGTGAGATGTTTCAAACGCCCCACTGGGCATAACCCCATACATTAGTCTCCATATATTACCGAACATATGCACAGTCTTTACAGCCAAGTTACTTGCTGCTAATTTCAGAAAATTCAGAAATACAAATTCTTTAAAGTTTCTCGGCTTTGCTCCAACTTTATAGTATACTTTCGCCTGTGTAGAATACAACATCAACAACCACATTTTTATTGTTGTATCTAGTGCTTTAAAATCACCGGTATAATATCTCATGTTCTTATCGTTGTATCTAAATTGGTTTGCGAAGGCATCGGCTCCTCCTCGCCACCACCGTATTCCGACCTTTATCATAGACCCTCTCTCAACATTTTGTCTATAATTCATTACGGAATGCGCTATCAGTATAGCTTGCATATGAGGGATAAAAAACTCCCTAGCTTTAATTCCCATCTTTCGTACCTCTTCAGATGGGTCGGCGGCTTCCAAATCACGGAGGAGCATCTCCATCTTTGTCACCACCATATACAATGGAGCTGGGTGTTCATCGAGGTACCCTTCC